GTCTTCTTGAGTTGGTAGCCTCTAGCGTCACAGTCTTTGCACTTGTTAGGTCTAGCAAACTTAGTGCCGTCCTTCTTTATTTTGTACGTCTTAGCTTCACCCTTGCACACAGGACAGGTAAACGCCTTAGTCTTAAACAACCTACTGGAGTTAGACTTGACTGCATCACGGAACTCTTGCGGAGTCTTAACAAATTCAAATAGCTCTGCCCATTCCTTCTTGTTGTGTACCTTGCAGCTAAACAGTACCTGAGAAGCTTGCTCTGGGCTGTTGATGTTGATAGGTGTGTCACCCATTAGCTCACGTATCTGCTTATGTAAGCGCAACTCTATGTCTGCTTTCTCCTTCTCGAACTCCGTTCTTACTTGCTGTAAGGCTCCGAGATCCACTTTGACTCCCGACATGTACAGTCTGGTAAGGGTTTTACATGTATTAAAGGTAATGGCTCTGATGGTGTGTAGACTTGCACAGGAGGGATCGGCGTAACGTTCCTCTTGCTTGAGGTACAGCCCCATAGTTGCGCCAAGGTCAGCCCTAAGATAAAAGCTAAGCTCGTTGAGAGGTATCTCATTTGTGTTGTATCCTTCTTTAAAGTATTTCTTTAAGGTGTCTTGCTTCTGTACGTCTAGCTCATAGCGTTGAGCACAGGCATCCAAGCTAAGTGGCTCCTTCTGTCCACGTAGTAGTATGTACTCAGATAACATTGTGTCATATATGTCACCACTGTACTTGAAGCCACACTCCCACAGCCACATAAGATCGTGCTGGGCGTTGTGCATGATCAACAGGGTTGTCATGTCTAACACCTTCTGTATCTCCTTACGCCCAGCGCCTGAGGTATCCTTCTGCTCAACATGGTCTAGCGTTACGATACACTCAGAGCCACCCTTAACTGCCATCATACCAACCTGCACTAGGAAGTTAGACGGCTCGAAGGGATCAAGTATTACCTTGCCATTACGCTTTATTGTGGTGTTCTCTACGTCTAGTACTATTTCCATGCCAACCCTCCTATGCTTGATACTGTGATCTCTCGCCGTCTAACTCACAGTGTACTACACCATGCCAACCACCCTTAAGCTTGTTCTTAGCTATGTTCAAGTGCCTCTGCGTATCTTGTTCGTCTGCCCCTTCAACCTGTGGGTTCTTAGAGATCAAGATCATCAGGTCAGCTTCAGCAGCCTTACCTGTCTTACTGCCTTCCATCATAGACTGATCTACATACACCTTACCTTCAGCTACAGCACTTAGCTGTGACATCCAGATTACAGCACAGTCATACTGCTTAGCTATGTTACGTGCATGGATGGCAGCTTCCTTAAGATACACGTCTGACTTGTCACTGGTCTTGCTGGAGAACTTATCACCCATATCTAAGATCACGATGTCAGGCTGGTAAGCTTTTATGATAGCCTCAACCCACGCCATGTCTTTGCCTGTTGAGTCATACAGCTTGATGTTCTCTCGTACAGGCTCGTAGCGTGACGCAGCTAAGGCGTAGTTACCCTTCACCTCTTCCATAGACATGGAGGTAGCCGCACTGAGATACCTAGCTCCTACACGCTCATACGCCTCTTCATTACACAGGACGATACACTTAGCTCCCTGACTAGCGAAGCCTTTAGGCCCACCTAGTAGTGAGGCATGAAAGGATGTCTTACCTGTGTTAGGTCTAGCACCTACGATAACTAAGTGTCCTCCACTAATACCTTCTACCTTGCTAGTCAGAGATGGTATGTTGAACCTCCACTTAGACTGTATGTCATTAGCTTGCAGTAAGTTATCTATAGAGATGTCACCCCAGTCAATCTTAAGGTTAGGCATGAAATCATCTTGATAGTCAGACAGTATCTTACGCATAGGCTCTAGGCTAGTCTGAGTACCATTAACGTAGTCAAACCCTAAGTTGGCTATCTCTTCGCCTACTACCTGCTGGAACAACTTACCTAGTACTTCTTCAGCTATGCCCTCAGACATAGGCTCTTGTCTGTCAATCTTCTTGAACAGATCTTTGTACGTTTCTTTGTTCGCTGTTGTGATAGTAGCGTTGTGTGTAAAGAACAGCCCTTCTAACTCAGAAACGGTGAGGTTCTTCTCATACGTTTCCATAGCGTAGTCGATAGTGCTTTTGATCTTGCGTACATCCTTAGAGAATAACTTGTCGGGTGTACGGATACCTCTATGATTGGCATAGAAGTCTTTATCCATTAGTGTTCTAAGTAGTGCTAACTCCATTATCTTTCTCTCTCTTAGTAAAATCTATCTGATACGCACCCTCTGGTGATTTGTATGCAGCTAAAATATCCAGGAATTGTTGGTAGCTCATGTGTAGTAGCTGGTACTCAGCAAGCTCTTCATCAAACTGTCTGAAGTAAACTACACTGTTATCTGCTATTACAACCTCAACATCTTCAAACCTATCTTCCTGATCTAGTGTGACAATTACAGAAGCATCCTGTTCAAATTCAACTGTGTACACGATTGACTGCCTCCCTCTGTATAGAAGCCTGACGCTCTTCTTCATCAAATTCTCTTATCCAAGGTACAACAATACCTGTATTCCATTTCTTTGCTTGAGCCATAGCTTCTTCTTTGTCAGTAAAAACTAAAGGGTTATCATAATTAGTAAAAACCTTCTTGCCTGTATCGTAAGCCCACTCACCACCTTCTATCTCAAACATGACTGCCCACATAATAATCTCCTATTTAGTTGTTACATCTAAACAAACAACACCAATGCCGTTGTGAGTTATCATTACTTCTGCTTTCTTTCTTTGTACTTCACATTGTTCATACTTAGTGTAGCTACCTATATGGAAGTATTCTAAGCTCTGCCCACTGATCAACTCCAGCCATACTAATGCCCACATTTCTCTAACCCCTCTAGTCTTTCTTCTAAGTCAAATATTTCACGGGAGCATTTGTTAATCTTATTAGAACTCACATCCTTTGCGTCATTTATTTCTTTGTACAACGCAAACAGTTCTTCTTCTTTGTGTGCTATCTCACGTTCTACGTTCTCTATCTCACCTACCATACTCATTCTACTTCTCCAATCTTAATGCAAACCACGATGTAGGAAACCATTCCTTCATGCTGTTACAAATCTGGTTAGCTACTAGCCTAGTCTCTAGCTGTGTGTCACCTGCACACCTAAGGTTACACATATCGGCAAAGGCATCTAAGCTACCTGACCAGTACCACTCAGTCATCATTGACTGTGGTAGTACCATACGTGCTTGCTCTGGACAAACATTATTTTTTAGTAGTTCATTGTAAATGGATAAGGAGCCAGAGTACACATGAGCTTTTACATAATCAGAGGTACTATGTTCCCAGTAATCAGCTAAGTATGATTTGTCATCTGGATACTCCTCAGTATCATCAAACAGTAATTCATCTACAAAACCAGTGCCACTGCCTTGTTTCTTATCGTCAGCGTTCTCTCTCCAGTTGTCAGGCAAATAAAACTCAGGCTCATCATCCACGTACCTACGGCTGATCTCATTCCAGCGTAGGAACTTATGCTTGACTAACTGTCTAGCTACAAACACTGGTGCTTTAACGTGGAAGGATGCAAAGCAATGTCCAAAAGGGCTGTAATGACCATGCTCAGCTAAGTAGTGGATCAGCTTACGGTCTTTGTCCTTCAAGACATACTGTTCTGTTTCACTGTTGTAATCATCCCACGTGGATTCTTTAGCAAAGGATACCCGTGCTGCATTAACCACTGTCATGTCATTGCCCATGTGATTTACGTATGTTACTTCAATCATTAGAACGGCACCTCACCATTAGCGTCACGTGGATCTATATAGTATCCCTTCACCATGTGAGCAGGGATCTCTTTAGTAGACACAGGGTGTACAGGTGTAAGCCCCATCTCCTTAAGGAAGTCTTTCAAGCTATCCATTTATCATCTCCTTTAATCTTTCTACATCAGAGTCTAACTTATATTTAATGTCATCGTCAAGTCTTAAAGCTTTAGCTTTTTTACCTGTCCATGTCTCTACCTCTTGCTTGTACGATAGTGTCTTGCTCATGGCATCAGGGTCTAACGCTATGATAACCTTATAGAAATTTCCTATGTGCTCTATCTGCGCTGGGCCTAGTGACGTACCAAGGATAGCTAAGCCTGTTGTGTTAGGCATAAGTTGCGCCACGACAATGGCACTGATCACATCCTCAACCACCACACACACACCATTTGATAGGCCAAGCATACGCTTAAACACAGATGCTTGCCCAGTGTAGCGAAACCATTTAGGTACGGCACCATCAAGTGCACGCCCCACTGCATCAATCACTACACCCTTATGCTTGATAGGAAAGACTGCACGCCTATCCTTAACGTCATAGAAGATCTCCTCATTGGTTAATCCCCAACGCCCTAAGAACCTATGTAGTAGCTGATGCTCAGGCTTAGGGTTAACGACATACTCAGGGTATGGCATAGCCTCTATCTCCTTGCGTACCTTTACGTCAAGACCCATCATACGTCTGCGTATCTCATCAGCTGTCATACCTGTAGTAACCGCACCACGTATGCCACACCCCAACTTGTAGCAGTTGTACATCACCGCACCACCATCCTTAGATGCAGTGAATGTATTGTTACCGCCACAATTAGGGCAGTGCATACGGGTTGTATCACCCTCACCTAGCATAAGATCCTCTACATATTTCTTAATGTCCATGTGCTACCTCTTCTCTTTCCTTATCGTGTATCTCACTGTGACAATTAGCACAAACTAATATGCACTTTCTCATCTCTTCCTTTACAGACTTTCTTGAGTAGCCGTGCATCTGACTTAGAGGAAACTTTTTAGAATGCATATGATGAAAGTGTAATGCACTTAAACTTTTTTTGTAACTGCAAACTGAGCAACCACATATACTTTTATATCTTTTTATAAAAGCCCTGTTTGCTTCAGCGTTTTCTTTCTTTTGTTTAGCCTTGCGTATTTTTATACGCCCTAAAGCTTCTGGACTTAGCCATTGTTCCAGAGGAACTGAACGATCTCCTGTAGCTATGGTTGTTCTATAATAGTATTGGATAAAGGAGTAACCATCTTCTCTAAGATGTCCATGTCTTAAAGGTAAACCTAGATAGACTACTTCGTCTTGAGTTATAAAACTCTTTGCATACTCACTTCTCATACTTACTTCTTCCTATTTGCTAGGGCATTAGTTGCCCCTGTGAGTGTGTTAACTAAGTAAGGCTTAACACTTTGTGGATTACTGTGACCACTGACCTGCATAATACCGAAGGTATCTACCCCACCCTCAACAAGTTGAGTGATACCAGTGCGGCGTAAGTCCATAGCTGTTATATCAGAGGGCAGGTTTGCAGCAGCCTTAACCTCATTCACTAGCTTATGTATATCTCCACTAGCATACGGCTTGTAAGCGCTACCCTGTGGCTCCACAGCAGGTGCCACGTACTGTTGGAAGCCAAACGTATCCTTCTGTTCAACCAGCATACGGCATAGCTCATCATCTATAGGTAGTCGTACCTCTGACCTACGTTTGCTCTGCTCTAAGTCGAGTGTCTTGGTAGTCAAGTCTATGTTAGACCACTTGAGTGTACGCATGTCACCTACACGCTGCGCCCATTCGTATGCCATGTGTATGATCAAGCCAATGCTGCGCCACTTCCACTCACTATACGCT